TCATTACAAAGAATGTGTTGTATGTGGTACTAAGTTTGAGGTTCAGAATAGTCGACTGCGTGAAAAGGATTGTAAGTCTACATGTTCTAGAAAATGTTCTGTAGAACTTCGTAAACGAACCAATCAATTGAAATATGGCGGTAATGCTCCTGCTTGTAGTACTGATGTGCAATCTAAAATGCGTGAAACTACTAAACAGCGGTTTGGTGTAGAACATGCTTCACAATCTGATGTTTGTAAAGAAAAATCTAAGGAAACTAACCTTAAAAAATATGGTGTAGATCACTACTCAAAAACCGAAGAAGCAAAACAAAATTTATCTAACCTGTATAAAGATGAATCATATGTTGAAAAAGTTAATTCAAACCGTGTAAGAACTAATCAAGCAAGATATGGTGTTGATAATGTTATGCAGAATGCAAATATTAGAAAGAGAGCTAGTGAGACATATTATGCAAAGACCGGGTATTCTTTTCCATCTCAAAATCCAGAAATACAGAAACAAATAGAATCAACTAATGTAAAACGATACGGATTTAAGAGACCTTTACAGTCGACTGAAATTAAGGATAAACGTGTTAAAACCAATAGACTTAAATATGGTGTAGATAATCCTATGCAAGCTCATGAGATAAAAGATAAAGCTAAGAATACTTGTTTGCAAAGATATGGGTCAACTTGTTATTTGTCATCAGAAGTTGGTAAAATGAAAACACAACAACGGATGAAAGAAATTTATGGAGAAGAGTATTATTCTAAAACTGTAGACTGGAAAACATCAGTGATACGGGATCCAAGTAAAATTGATAATCTTATTGAATTTCAAAATGATGCAAAAGCATTCATACATAAACATTTTGATACAACTCTTCCAACTATTAGTCAACTATGTGAACTCACTGGAACCGGCAGTGAAGCTATACAAGTACAGCTAGATGCACAAGAATGTGATGATATCGTCAAGCATGATATTTCAACTATGGAATGGGAAGTTTTCACATTTCTTCGAACGATTTTACCTAATGCTGAAATACATCAAAATACAAAGAAAATCATAACTCCGTATGAACTAGATTTATACTTACCTGAATATCATCTAGGCATTGAATGCAACCCTACATCTACCCATAATTGTAGTTTTTCTATGTTCGGTACAAAAGAAAACGTAATGTCTAGAAATTATCATAAAATGAAATCCAATATATGTCAAGAAAACGGTATATTTTTATTTCACATTTTTGGCTATGAATGGTCAAATAAGCGTCCTATCATTGAATCTATGATTAGAAATATTGTTAAATGCAATAACACTCGAATTTTTGCTAGGAATACCGAAATACGGACTGTATCCTTTATAGATGCACAGAAATTCCTTAATGAAAATCATCGACAAGGTAGATGTAATGCTAGTATAAATTTAGGATTATATATTAAATCGACAAATACACTTGTAGCTTTAATGACTTTTGGTAAAGTTCGTAACACTTTAGGAGTAAATCAAGGAAAAGCGGTTATAGATGATTATGAGCTGTTGCGGTTTTGCAATAAATTAAATACATCTGTAATAGGTGGGGCGAGTAAGCTTTTTTCTTATTTTTGTAAGAATTTCAAGTTTAAATCAGTTAGATCTTATTCAGATATAGCTCATACAAGGGGTACAGTATATGATCAATTAGGGTTCCAGCAAATTTCAAAAAGTTCTCCGGGTTATGTATGGGTTAACTATAAGACAGATATTGCATATAGTAGAGTGAAAGCTCAAAAACATAATTTGAAAAAATTCTTAAATGATGAAACATTAGACCTATCTAAGACTGAACAGCAGATTATGGAAGAACATGGGTTTGTATGGGTATATGATAGCGGTACTACCTTATGGCGTTATACGGGTTGATATTTCCGTGTATTCATTATGTATGCTATACAAAATCAGTAAGAATTATTTAGGTGCTATTTTATAAATTT